GTGGAGGCAACCGCCCGTGCCGATGCCGCCGAGAAAGCCGCGCAGGCCGCCCAAGCGCAAGTCACAGCCATTGCTGGCCAAGCTTTTGCCGCTCCTCGCCAGCCTATTCCCGAAGAAGCTGCTCCTGACTTTTCTATGGAGCCTGAGAAGGCTCTGGAGTGGCATCTTAACCGCCGCACGGCTCCGCTAATCGCCGAGCAACAGCGCCGCGAGTCCCTCCGGGAGCGTCAGCTAGCCGAGATGAAGTCCCCCGACGACTGGGCGAAGTACGGCAAGGGCGTCGAGGAGCTCATCACCAAGCAGAGGATCTCCGCGGACGTCCTTTCCCAGCCCGGGAGCTTCGGAGAGCTCCTCCAGTTTGTGAAGTCAAAGGACGTCGACAAGCTCGTCGAGGAGAGAGTCTCCGTCGAGCGCGCCAAGTGGACCGCCGAGACCGCCAAAACCGCCGGTTCTGCCCCATCCACCTCTGGTGTCTCCAACCAGGCTGGCAAGAATTCCCAAGTCGACGCCACCGACGAGGAGATCCGGATCTGGACCAAGCTCGGCGTCGACCCGAAGAAGGCCGCCGACATTGCCAAGTCAACCACCTACGACGGCGTTCGTATTCATGGAGATCTGGTGCACTGATGGACCTCGATCAGGCTCTTTACATCCCCGAGAAGGCCAAGAAGAAAGACTTCCACTACAGCTGGGTCTTGATCGAGCCCAAGCAGCAGACCATCGCCCAGCTCAAGGGCTACGAGCCCGTTCTCAGCGTTGACCCGGAAGGTCAGCACCTCAAGAACGACCCCCGGATCAAAGACGGCCAAATCAAAGTCGGAGACGTTGTCTTGATGCGCTGCCTAAAGACCGCCGTCGACAAGCGCCAAGTCGAAAACCGCAAAAAGACCAGAAACGCCGTTCAAGCCATCAAGGACGACTTTCATTCCACGGCAGCTTCCCTGAAGATCCAGAGTTTTGAGGAGACCTCCAAGTGACGACTGCAACCCAGAGCCAAGCGAAGCTTCTCGACCCCGGCCTTCGCTCCATCTATAACGACGAGGCGATGCTCTTTCCCGACGAGTACCCCGCCTACGTCAACGTCTCGACGATGGACGAGCCCTACTACACCGACTACAAGATGGCCTTCTTCGGTCTGATTCCCGAGAAGCCCGAGGGCCAGTCGATCACCTATGATGACCCGCTGGCTGGGACGACCAAGCGCTACGACGTCACCCCGTACGGGCTTGGCTACCGCGTCACGAAGGAGATGCTCCGGGACGACCGCTACTCGCAGATCAAGCGCGCCACCAAGCATCTTGCCCGTTCCGTCAAGCAGAGCGTCAATATTCTGGGCGCTTCCGCCTACAACAACGCCTTTCTTGACACCCCGGCCAACTTCACCGGGTTCAACGCCTCTGAGTCCCTTTGCGACACCTCCCACACCCTTCTGGGCGGTGGGACTTACTCGAACCGCCCGGCAACCGACGCCGCCCTTTCCGTGACCGCCCTCCAGGCTGCTTCGATCCGCATGGAGAAGACGGTTTCCGAGCGCGGCTTCAACACCCCGATCAAGGCCACCAAGTTGGTCATCCCTGTCGACCTCAAGTACGTCGCCATGGAGATCCTCAAGACCCCTGAGCTCCCCTACACCGACCAGAACACGATCAACGCCATCAAGGGCGAGTTCGGCCATTCCGTTTGGCACTTCCTGACCAGCTCGACCGCCTGGTTCTTGATTGGCTCGAGCCACGACATCAACTTCTTCTGGAGAGACAAGCCAGCCTTCTCCAGCGGCGACGACTTCGACACCGGCGACTCCAAGCACAAGGTTTACCTCCGCCTCTGCGAATCCCAGTTTGGCGATTGGCGCGGCATCGATGGGACCGACGGAACTCCGTAACTTTCAACCCGCCGGGGGGTGATGAGCCCCTCGGTTTAACGCCCCGGCGATGACCCGGGGACAGAGGTAGCTTCAAATGGCCAAGACTCTTCCACTTAAGCCCATGCGCGCCGTCGGGACACTCTTTGGTGGCCCGCCCATCGTTCGACACTTTGATGTTTCTGCCAACGTCCCTGCCGGTGGCGGTGCCGTTGGTGACGTTGCCTGTTACGACCAGTCCGCGGGACTGATCGACGTTGGTGACTACAACGACTCAACCTGGCTGGCCAGTTCCAACAACGACCAGCTCGACGACGACAAGTTCCCCGGTCGATACCCGGCTCCGGGCCTCTGGTCAGCTGGTGCCAGTAGCACGGTTCCAACGTGGCTCGCCGTTGATGGAGACTCGATCGCTGGCATTCTCATGGGCACGGTTACCGCATCTCAAACCGCCTCAGCCCCTGTTGCGTGCTTCGGTCCCTACAACGTCTTCGAGGCGAACCTGACCTCTTGGGTGGATGGCGACACTCCTCCGACCGCCCTGACTTCCCTGGTCTCCCACCTCGGCCGCTTTATGTACATTGCCGCCGTCGATCCCGCAATCAACTACACCTACACCGACGACGACGGGACCAACTTCACACAGGTCACCCCAAACGGGATCTGGGTTCTCTCCGATGTCGCCGCCACCGGCACCACCGCCCTTATCGCCAAGATTTTGAAGATTGGCTACGGAGTCCCTGGTGCGTCTCTTCGTCAGACCGACGGCGTTATTGGCGACAAAAACGTCCGGGTGCAGTTCACCGTTACTGGCCCGACATTCATCCAGTAAGGGGACACGATAATGGCTTTAGGAGACCGCACCCTCACTCGATCCCCACACCGAGGCCCCTCTGACGGTTCCGTTGTTCCACTCGCTTTCACGATGGGCGGACCCGCGGGGACCGTTGACACCACCCATACTGTCTCTTGGCGAGCGCCTTTTGCTTGTCGCCTCCAGGCAGTAACAGCGGCCACCTCTGCCGCCAACACCAACTCCCCTACATATGATGTCACTACGACCGCTGGTACCATCATCTCTGGGCGGGCTGTTCCCAGTGCCGGTAGCGAGTTCGTCGACATCACGGCTGTCGCCACCGCCTTCCGGGACATTGCCAAGGGGGATCTTTTGTCGGTCGTCTACACCGATGTTGGTGCGAGTACCATTGCAACCGGCTTCACTGTTGGCTTTGCCCTTTGGGTCCGGGACTTCCCGCAAGCTCTTGAGGCCAACGACTGAGGAGGTCTAAGTGGCTGATTCAGTCTTTGGGAACAACCCGCTTGTTCTCGACCTGGTTGGTGTAACTGGGGCTCGCGTTATCGTAGCAGCTCCTCAAAAGGTCAAGATCCGCGCAGTCCACCTTGTTGGTGCCCACGCTGCCACCAACGGCAACATCACTATTCGACAAGGAAGCGCTTCTGGTCCGGTCGTTTGGGCATACTCTAACCAGGACGCGACTGGTGCCGCCTACACGACCGCAACAGTCAACATCTTTAATGACTTCGCTGGCTGCAACGCCCAGGTCGACGGCCTCTACATGGACGACGTTTCCGTTGACTGGCTTGGCCTGTCCAACCTGATAATCTGGTATGATTAACCGCCATGTCGTTCTCTCAATCATCCAGAGTCTGGTGGGATTCCAACGCACCGGGGGCCGGAACCGCCTCTCTTAACGACGCCGACGTTGCTGGAACCCCCGCCGCCGCAGAGGACAGCGGCACCGTCGGAGTCCACAAGGGGCAGCTCACCACCTGCGAGCGCTCCGGCTTCACGGTGCCGCTCTCTGAGACCGTCATAGACCCCAACACGGGCCGCCGGGTCTTCTGGCGCTTCAAAGACCCGCCCGCCCCCGACACCAATAACCTCCCAACCCGCCCGCCGTCGCGGTCAACGCTGGTGAGCTAACCATGCCTGGTCTCTTGACCCGCGCCCAGATGGAAACCGAGCTCAAGTTCAGACTCGGCAACCGCACCGACATGACCTCCCAGCTCACGACCGCCGTCCAGATGGCCTACGATGAGCTGGTGACTGGGCTCAAGATCCCGGAGACCGAAGAGAGCTCCGTTCTGACGCTGAGTACCGGCACCACGACCTACACCATGCCCACCGATATCCTGTTTCCGGTCTCCGTCCGTAACGCGACCGACGGCGAGCGTCTCGAGGCCATGTCAATCAGGAACTACGACCGCATCCGCGACGTCGCCACGACCGGCAAGCCATCCCACTATGTCTGGTGGCGCAACGAGTTGATTATCGTTCCGCCGAACGACACGACCGCCCGGACCTTCTTGATGCGCTACCGGAAGCGCCTGGTCGCTCTTTCGGCCTCTACGACCCTAAGTGCCCTCCCGCGCGAGTGGGACGAAGTCATTATCCAAGGCGCCTATTTTCGCGCCCTAGACTGGCTCCAGCTCAAACAAGAGGGCATGGCCGCCAAAGCCGAGTACATGCAGATGCTCCAGCGTCGCATGGATCGCCTCGCGGAAGCCCAGTATGATCGCCAGGAGTCGGCCGCACCTTCTTTGGCTGAACACACTTCTAACATCACCAGCGGCTGGCGGAGATAACCGATGCCTTCAACCAGACCTTGGGACGAAAACGACCCCGTCGACAGCGACAAAGTCGGCACTGGC